GTAACAATACACATATGTCCAACTTGCAAAGGAAATGGATATTTAAAAGTTGCAACAGAAGGTAAAGATACAGTACACCAATGTTGGGACTGTGATTCGGAAGGAGAATATTATGAGATCAATGATCTTGGTTGGATTGATGATGGTACTTCTGACAGCGTGCACTAGTAAGTTTGATGGGTTTGACCCAACAACTACAACGCTTAGATGGATTATAACACATGATGCTAAATAAAATTTTACAGTGTAGAAAAGGACCAGCTCCAGGTGAAAAAAAATGCCAAGCGCTAAACACCTCTGGAGGTTACATATCGGCAACCCCGAGTATTGGAGCCTTTGCCTTCATGCCGGTACGTGCACGGAAAGCATGGAGGTTAATATGATAGGGTTGTTTTTTATAGGTATTGTCGTTTCAATTATTGTTATGGCTATATTAATAAACGTGAGGAAGTATGATAACTAATGAAGACATTGCATACATAGCAGGTCTCTTTGATGGAGAGGGTAGTATCTATTATGCGAAAAGAAAAGAAAAAAAGAAAAAACATAATGGAGAAGGATATAGATATTCCATGTCACAACGAATCAGTATGGAAATAACTATGACTGACGAGATGGTAATACGTTGGGTCCATGAAGTATTAGGATGCGGAACTGTTGTAAGAAAACCTAGAAAAGGTTTACGTAAAGATGGTACAAAATACTTGATGCAATACAAATGGCGATGTACATTTAGAGATGCGTATCGAGTATGTAGATTAATTTGGCCTTGGTCTAAAACTAAATTAGAAAAGGTTGAAAAAATAATAGATCATTACGATCCACATATTATGGAAGGTAACGTAGTAAGTATGGAACAATACAGACAAGCGATGAGTCTAGAATGAAATTAAAATTTTATATATGGTTGATGGGTTGGTCTGGTAGACTTCATGCGTGGGCCTGGAGAAAACAAGCTAACATGATTAAATATAGTAAACAGAAAGAGGAAGAAGAATACTTAAAAGAGTTAAAGAAAAAGCTATGAGTAAAAAAGAAAAAGGTAGAAAGTGGGATGGTAAGTCTAGGGTCTCGAATGATTTGTATCGTAAAAACTTTGAAACTATTTTTGGTAAAAAAATAAATAAAGATAAGGAAGAGTTAGAAGGGTACTATATCAATGATGGTAAGATAAAAGTTTTAACTAAAAAGAAATCATGATGGAAGATAAGGATTTAGAAGAATATCATAACATCGGTAAGCCCATCAAATTCCACAATAAATACAAGTATATACAAGGAAAACAGCTCACGGACCCCGGATCAGGGACCAGGGTTTATGATATAGATAATTATAGACTTCCTAGTGTGACTACGATATTAGGTGCCACCGCAAATAAACAATTTTTAAAAGACTGGATAGCTAAAAAAGGTGAACAAGAAGCAGAACGAATCAAAAACTTATCTAGTAATAGGGGGACAGCTATGCACAAATTCTTGGAGCACTATATACTCGGAACTGGCTACGATGATCTTACAACAATCGGACAGGCGGCGAAGCCCATGGCCCAAAAAATTATTGAGATTGGTCTTGCGCCAGTGGAAGAATATTATGGCTCTGAAGTCATGCTACACTACCCGGGTTTATATGCGGGCTCAACAGATTTGGTTTGCTTACACAATGGCAAAGAAACTATTGTTGACTTCAAACAAGCTAACCGTCCGAAAAAACAAGAATGGATTGAAGACTATTTCTTGCAGATTGCAATGTACGCCATGGCACACGACTACGTCTACGGCAGTAAAATTGAACAAGGAGTTATCATGGTATGCACGCCTGACTTATATTATCAAGAATTCAAAACAGAAGGCGCAGACCTTCGAGCTTGGAAACACAAGGCACTAAAACGAATTGACATGTACAATGAATTGAGGTTTGATGAGAAAGAGAAAGCAAAGGTGGAACTTAGGGCTACAGACTTCACCGGGAATGAACAAGATTCTGAATAATCACGCTGACTGGCTAGATTATAACGTTTCTAAAGTAGCTGGAGACAAGTGCAGAAAGGATGCGTTGGAATACGCACAACACAAGGACCCGAGACAAACGGGAGTAAGGAGAAAACATGAACGACAAGTTGTTTAGAACGCTTCTAAAGAAGTACGATGCAATTATTGAGGACGCGTTGTATAAGATTGACGCCATAAACGAACACAATCTAGTGATTCCAGAGCATATTGACATTACAGGAGAGGTCGATAAGCAGTTGGAGGTCATAGCAGGGGCTGAAGATAAATTGGCCGCTTTGCGTCAACATTATGGCGAAAAGAAGGCAAAGACAGTATTATAGAGTTCTCACAGATAATTTAGTGTCACTGAAAAAAAACATGAAAAAAAAGTGGAATAATGTCCAAAACAAAAATTGTGTAGCAATACCAACGATTATAATCGATTTTAGTGGACATTTTAGTGGACATTATTTAGTTAAGTGGACATTATTTTATGTCCATCAGTGGTGCCTTTCGCGCGCGCCAAAGGTGAATTTTGTATAGCAATTTATCTGTAGAAACTCTATAAGGAGATATGCCTAGGAAAAGAAGAAAAAGTGTCGTTACTGATAGATCTACCGATATGCCTTATCCGAGAGTTAGAGTGGAGTGGATTGATTGCATCAGTGACTCTGGCTGGGCTACTGAAAAAGAATTTGACAGAATGAAATTTGCAAGACCGGTTAACGAAGGTTGGTTGTATTCAAAAGACAAAAACTCTATAAAATTATTTGCGTCTTACGATAGAGATGAAGATGGTTTTACGTTTGGGGATCGGACGATGATTCCAAGAGCTTGGGTGAAGAAGATTCAGAAGATTTAGGTGTATCAGAAATATCCTCAGCAGTTCCGTTCACAACTTTCATCTTTAGAAGAGACGCGTAGTCGGATAATATTTGTCGTCTTTTGTCTGCTAGTTGTTCTTCTGTCATATCATCTAATTTACCTGTTCTTACTTCTTTTTTGTCTATGTATAGGCCACCAACTTTACCTCGGGCTACTTCCATATTTCCAGCAGCTGAAAAAGAATTCTTTTTCAAAGCGGCTTCCTTAATTCTATCAAGTTGTTCTAAATGTTTGTCTAATGTTACCTCGTGTTTTTCTCTTACTTCCATTCTTAATTCACCAATGTGTTTTACTACTAGCGGTGAGTATTTTGGATTAGTAAGTTCTGAACCTTCACGTCTGCATCTGTCTGGACTGTATCCTGCCAGTTTAGCAGCTTCTGCTTTTGAGCAACGTTTGCCTGTAGCAGGGTCGCCAAATACATAGTATTCGGCAAATTTTTTTTGCATGTCTGTGAGTCTTTTCGGTAATCCCATGGTTGACAATTTAAGGGAACAATCCTATAAAGTCAAGGTATGAAAGATAAGCGTACATATACAAAATCGAAAGAACACGGAGAAGATATGAGTCATGAAAACGAAGTAAAGATTGAGTCAGGTAATTTACCTTACTTAATTGAAATGCATAAGAAAGAAATTTGGGAGTGGAAACAGAGAGAGTCTGAACACATTAAAACTCAAAATTTATTGGATGGTTCTAAAAAAATTATAGATGAGTTGAGTGCTAAAATTATAGACTTGATTAGGACAATAACAGAACTTAACAATAAAAACATAGAATTAAAAAAAGAACTTGATAAGCTAAAGAAATGAGAGTAAGGGATCTACAAGAATTTTTATCCAAATTTACTGAGGCTAGAAAAGATGGGTCGAGGCAAGGTAATGCCATAAGCGATGCTGTCATCTACATTGAGAAAGATGGATACTTAGAAGAGATTAATAAAATGGAAGTACACGAAAACACACATACAGTATTTGGCTTATCAAAAAATCATCATACTCACCGTTTAGTTCTTAAAACGAAGCAAGATAGAAAAATAATTATGCCTGATAAAATGCGTTCAGGTATAGTTAAATGAACGACAATGTTCCCTCAAAAAATGTATGGGCCCAGAGGCTAAATTTTACAGAGAAATTAAAAAATCTATACCAAATATATCGTGGATTAGACTTGAAAATCTTAGTCTATCCGGTACTCCTGATCTATTGGGCTACAATAATTCTGGCCACTTTTTCACTGTAGAATTAAAGGTGACTAAAGGGAACAAATTGAAAATTTCCCCTCATCAAATTGCCTTCCACAAACGACATTCCAACAATTCTTTTATCCTCGTAAAGGCCCTCGGTCCTTTACGCACGAAAACTTTTTCGTGGTCCATGTACAAAGGTACAAGGATCTCTGAGCTTGCCGCCTGTGGCTTGACGCTTGACGCTGATTATTCTGGGCTTGACGCCTGTCGCTTGGCGCTTGAAGCTGTGTGACGCTTGTCGCCTGCAGCTTGACGCTTGAGGCTTGAACCTGAACTGGTTCTGGTTTGGCCCTG